ATGCCCCTCGGGCGGGGGGCCTTTACCCCCCGCTCGAGTTTTAAACCTAGTTAAGTTTATGTTAAGATTTTCTATAATTTCATTAACATGGAAAAGAAACGTAGGTTCGGTGTGGATCTTAATAGTTTCATACAGAAATCGCAGCCTTTTCCAGCTTGACTTTATATGAAACTTTATTTTGTTTTATTTAGTTTATAGTTTAAGTTACTCTTTAGTTCACGGGATAACTACTAGTTGCGGCTAGCAAGAATCCTTATTAGTAACAAAAGTGCCTTAACAGGACAAAATATAAGAAAACTCTACTCCAATTTTAGTACCTATACGAAAGAACACAGTTTAGCGAAGCTTTGAGCTGGCAACGCTATGTATCGGATTATTTAACGTCACCTCCTAGTGAGTGCGTGTCGACTTAATTTGTATATAGTTATTTAGTCCCTCAAAGAATAAGCAGAATTGTTAGTATGGATCATGTGGGAATTAATTGTTTGATGTAGGACTGCTTCATGTAGGTTTAGCACCCTAATATGACAGTATAAAAGTTTTTGCTCGTTTTCAACCTCAGCAACGTTTTTCGTTATAAAGCGTAGATTTGTTTTATTTCTTTCTTTTCAGTTCATTATGGAGACAAAAAGCAAAGAGACACAAAGCGAAGTGGTAGCCCCACAAAATAATGATGACGGATTAATTTATGTTGACCAGGCTTGTGAATTAATGGAAGATGGATTGGAATCTTATATTCAAAATTTGATCGATCGTCAAAGTTTAGTAATAGCTGGAGTATATAGTGCTTCTAAAGTCGCAACTCTTCTTTCTTCGCGAAATCAGATTACATATTCTGTGAATTATACATATATGAAGCCATTAGTATTCTCTCCTTCGACTGTTTCAAATCATATCACTATATTGAATGATATGTGTCCGGATGACTTACAATTGATTGATTGTGCTGTTATAAAACTAAGAGTCGGACATGATGAGATAGTGAAGTTCCAGGTTCTGTATAGGAAGTATACATATGCTGCGAGTTTTGAAGGATCCAATGTGGTGATAGTAGATCATAAAGCCAAGCCAACTCACTTATGGAATAATATGTGTAATAATTGCACTTATGTTGGCGTTTTTACTAGTAGTCCAAATGATGATGGTATTACAATGATGTATCGCTATGGCACTAAAGCGTGTACGTGTTCCCCAACGATGGGCTTTCAATTACAGCGAAGTAGAAGAGTGCCAATACGGGCCTTCTTCGAGTCTGAAGGTGTAACAGATGGTCAGAGGGAAGTACAATCGTCAAATGTTATACTATCTGAGACACAGCAGGAAAGTGAGGATTTGGCATCTAATAAATTCATTCCATTGTGGCATAATTTTGCGTCGTCTGAATTTAGTCCTCAATTCACAGATATGTGTGATCGTTTTATTCCTTGGACACACTTTGTCTGGACTACAAATGATTTGGAGAACCAGTCTATAGTTGATGGTGTATTGCCATTATCGTTTTTAAATAGTCATGGTAAAGTTTATTGCGACACTGTAAATTTTATTCCTTTTAATGTGCATGCGTACTGGCGTGGAGATATTGAGATAAAGGTACATGTGAACAGCAATATGTTTCAGTCTGGCCAGCTCATCGGTTCGTGGCTTTATGCTGCTGACTCATTTGCGTCTTCTGCAAATAAGATTGCTGGCCCTCGATACTCCAACATAGCTCAACACGTCCAAAAACCTCACATTATTGTTAGTGCTGGAGCATCCAATGAGGCTACATTGTATATTCCGTATCGACACGTTACGCCATTTCTAAGAACGAAACCTGTTTTTAAGAATACTATGGCTGCTACTAAAGCATTGGACATGGGAAGATTTGTATTGGCTGTTATGGTTCCGCTTGCTACTGGTGTGAATGCACAATCTCCTAAAGAATGTAGCGGTACTATATTTGTTCGGTTAGTATCTAGTCATTTTACTGGTAAATTCAGTGGTGCGATAGCTAAGCCTGAGATGGCTGGAGTGCTTGATTTGGTTAAGAATGTAGCTGGAACTGTGGATAAAGTTTTAGGAGATATAAATTGCGATAATCCACCAGATACTCGTCCAGCACCATTCTGGGTTCCTATTAATGCACAGAATTGGTCACACGGTACGAAGACGAGAGAGCCTATTAATACTTTAAGGTTAGATGGTCGTATAATTGGATGTGGGCGATCACCAGATGTAGGGTATTCAGAAACTAACATCCATCGTATTGCAAGTGTATATGGTTTGCTTAAACCTTTTGTATGGTCGTACTCGGATAAAACATCTAATGTTGCAGGTTACCAGTTGTGGGGTATGTCAGTGCATCCACAATGTGATAAAGATAAATTATTTACCTCTGCAGCACAAGGAGCGCGTATGGCGACGTATACAGTGCCCCCTATAGGTGTTGTTAGTAGTTTATTTTGCTATTGGCGTGGAAGTATAGACTTTAAGTTCGAGATCATTGCAACATCAAAGCATACAGGGCGTATTTTAGTAGCCTATATTCCAGGAATAGTGGATTATTCTAAAGTAACTCTACAGCAAGCGATGAGTTCTCCTAATATAGAATTCTCTTTGAATACAGGAACAACTTCATTTACATTTAGAGTTCCCTATATTGCTGAAACTATGTGGTGGCCGAGGAAATATGGAGGACCACAGCGAGCAGATGATTTTGTAGCACCAAGTAGTATAGTCGTTTTTGTCTTGAATCCGCTTGTTCCTATGGAGAGTGTTGCTCAGAAAGTTACTTTCTTGCCATATGTAGGAGCAGGACCTGATTTTGAAATTTCAGTCCCTGCTCAACCGTCGATAGGGCTGTCTTTGAATAGACGGAATGAGGTACCAAGTGACGATTTAATAGAATTTAAGTCTGGTTATTTTCCTGTATATGCTGGAGCATGGCGAGGATGGATGGATGGTGAAAGGCTGATATTTCGGTATGGCAATACAACTGATCATGTTGCGCAGATTACTAAAGTTTTACGCCCGGATCCTAATACTGTTATGGTTTATTTACCTCAAAGTTTTGGACAAAGGTCCACTTTAACAACAAGTTATAAAATAAAAGCTAATAAGGGTGAAGTGTATCATGATCCTATTACTGGCTGTGAAGTCGCTGTTATAAAGAACCAAAATTTTGAAGGAATAATTGGTGCTGCAATAGGTTTCCAACAGGATGGATATAATTATTTAATACCATTTTTATTTAACTCCAATGGGCAAAAACCGGTTCAGACGGATGCAGTACATGCAGCGGCTATAGTCGCTAAAGCTATGCAATTAGGACAATTGAATCGCGTAAAAGATGTGTGTAATACTTGGGTTAAAGACTCTGATTGGCTGAACAATAAGCAGAATATCCGCTGGAGAGGTGTGTCATATCCAAATTGCGTTGTTAGGGCGTCACCTGAAATGGCGGCAGAATCTTATGCTACGCCAAATCCTTTACAACCTACTCAAGATTTACCATCTACGAACAGCGGAGTTGTAACATTTGGGGAACGATTTCATGACTTTAAAGATTTGTGTAGGCGATATCAGTTATATTGGGAAGGCACAGTTACACCTGGTCAGATTAGGGATAACAAACGCAATGCAGCTTTCGTTCAAATTCCAGTTTTGCCTCAAGGATTGACATTGCAACCATCTTTATCTAATCCAGTATGGAATAGTATGCGTGATGGACATATACCTATTATTTCATCAGGCTTTAGGTTTTATCGAGGAGGTGTTAGATTTAGAATAGTTATAACTGGATTAGATGATTCTGTATGGGTTCAACATCACCCGGATAGACAGTTCATAGGGCAGGTTCCAATACTTGGGAAGGATATCCATGATAAAGATGCATATCGCAATCATACATACGGTTTTCATGTTCAAAACTTATCTGTGAATCGCACTATAGAAGTTGAGATACCTTTTTACAAACCTGGTATATATAATTTATTAGGAGATTTAGCTCTTGATTACGATTGCAAACAGTATGGTACGTTGGGTGATGTTGTTATAGGGTTGGAAGGAGATCAAGCTGTTGATAGTGCAATAGATATTGCAATATACTATACAATTTCTGACGATTGCTCTTTTAACGTCTTTTGTGGTTTTCCTGATATGGTATTTTGTGATGAGGTGTATAAAGCAAATAGTAGTAATAACAGTGAAGTGCAAGAGTTGCAAGACGCACAGGATTTTGAATTTGTTGACATCCCTACAACGCACGCGAGTAGAGAAATGATGTCAGTAGCGAATGTAGCATCTAGTAGTGTAAGTTCTATGTTTGGCAGTTTGTTAGGTAGCGTTGCTTTGAAAGGAAGTAAAGTAGTGACTGCCCCTATTGCTAAAGTAGTTAAAGAAGAAGTGAAAGCAAATGTTCTGCCAGCAATGAAAGACATAGAGAGAGAAGTACGGAATGCAGCAGATGACATTTCTGCAACATTGGGCAGAACTATACCTCAACAAGCTATCATTAGTGCATTAGGACAATTTAGTCAAGTGGCATTGAATCCTACACCATCGTCACTAGCGATTGCAGTAACATCATTATTGGCTAATTTTGTAACTATATCAATGGAATTAATACTGACATTACAACAAACATTAACAACTTTTCTCAGTAATACGTGGGGGAGATACTTCGCCGGAGCGAGCGATCACCAAGAAGCCCGGCAAGGATCTACACCAGAAGGTTTTATTGATGATATGCCAGAGAAGTCATTACATGGTTTCTTAGGTATGTTGTTTACTGCAGTTGCTTCTACAATAGGTTTATCTATAGCTTCACCTAAACATTTTCCAGATCTGTTGAAAGGTGTTAAAGAATGCTTAAATACGTGTAATGCTGCAGTAGTATTCTTTAGGAATACTATCGATGCTGTCGTTTATATGTACAAGTATTGTTTAGGTGAAACGAACGAAGAATTAAAGGCTAAAATTATTATTGAACGAGAGTATCCACATATGAAAGATTGGTGTGAAGAAGTGATGTTATTGTTGGACCCTCGAAATCAAAATGTTATCCTTCATTCGTCTAAGCAAGCTAATAGAGTCTTTGATGCATGTATTTATGGTGCTAAATTGATAAACGAGAACTTAGATAAGTCTATTCCTGGGGGTAAAGTCATATATGATTTATATACAAAGATATGTAAAGTTCGTGATGATTTAATAGAGCTTGGTAACCATCCTGATATAAGGTTTGAAGCATTTCCTATATGGGTATGCGGAGATGCTGGAGTAGGTAAATCACATATGACGCAGCGAGTTTGCCAAGATTTATTGCAACATATAGATTATCGAACTCAGGAATGTATGATATATTGGCTCGCGTTAGGACAAAAATATTGGAATGGTATTAAGAATCCTCCTGTAATAGCCAGAGATGAAGCATACGCTGTTGGAGGACAGTTCACGGAAGAGGAGATAGCTACACACCTAGCAATATGTTCTTGTAGCATTTTGAATCCTCCCATGGCTGCGTTACAGGAGAAGAACAAGAGATTGAATCCTTTAATATATTACCTTAATTCTAATACTGAGTTTCCTCAAATTAGTGAAGCACGCCATCCTGAAGCTATATATCGAAGAAGGAAGTTAATGGTAAAGATTAAATATAGACAATATATTTTAGACACATATCCAGGTATTTTAGATGCATCTGAACTGCCACCGTCAGAAACTGAGGGGATGAAACATTTGGACTTTTTTATAGCGCGGGATCCAAAGGATGTTAATACAACATATGCTGGGCCTTATACTTATACTAGTTTTATAGAAATAGCAAAGAAGCGCTTTAAGGAACATGTTGAGCGAGAGAGAATTAATTTTCGCAATAGGATGAGTGCGGCATATGCTTTAGACCCAGATTATAATCAATTGGATGAATTAAATTATGTTCATGGATCTACTTTACCCACTACAACATTACACGAACAATTCATCCACCAGCGGAATGAAGCTCGACGTATTTTATATGCAGCACCGCCATCCATTGAGGAGGAGGAAGACCCGTATTTGTATAACATTCTACAACGATTTCGATATTTATGGGAACCACCTGAAACGCCACAACCTGAAATGGACGAACCATCATGTAGTTGGGAGTTTGATCCTACGCGAATCGTGAGTAACAGTATGTTTAGAGAGAGAGAACGTAATAATGCAAGTATTGTAGGTGACCGAGTTAAGATGGATAGAGGTGCTCTTCTGAAGCTAGTTTCAGGTGGGATAGATGTAACAGAAGATGACATAAGAGGTTTTATCATAGATCCTACATTCGAAAAGATTATTCGAAAAGCTGGTTCAACTGATGGCATCTGGTCTAGGTTTTGTTTGTGTTTTGAATATAATTCTATGCTGCCAGATGATTTAACGGATTGGATGTCTAAGACAATGTTTAATGACTCGTCAGCATATGGGGGAGAATATAATACATATAAGATTTTACCTCATTGGGAAGACGTAACTGGTACAGATTGTATAAGATCTTATATATACTGGTTAATGAGGCAGCAGCAATTTCAAACATATGCACGAGTATTGTACGATGCTGGAGAGACAAGAGACTCGATCATTAAAAAATATCATCAACTTATTCGAAAACATTCTGGTTGGGATTGGTCTAGAGTTGAGCGAGCTCTGAATTGTTCTACTATAGAACAGTTTATAGAGCATACGGCTTTTATGGATAATCCAGATGGTTCTCAGCAATGTCTAATTGATATGTGGCTAGTATTGCGTTATATGAATGAATATGTTGTATTAAGAGAGAAAGAGTTTTGTAAACATTGTAGGTTTTGGATAGATAAGTTGAGAGATACTGCTGAGTTGGAATATGTTCCGAGATTTGACACTCTTTTATATACTAATACTCTAGGACTTCGTGTTAAATTTGAAAATTATTGCAGATGTAACCATGCTTTAACTAATAATATTCTTTTTAGAAATGCAATGCGGATTGTGTGGAACAAAGATCATGGCATGACTGCGCATACTGTATTGAATCCCTTTTCATTTTCCGAGTATAAGAGTGAGTATGAGCGATTAAATTTATGGTATGTAGAGATATATGAGTGGGCTAAAGCATGGTGGAAAGGAGTTGCATTGCCATTTGTTTCTGCAATATTAACTTTTATATATGAGCATTTTGGACAAATTATTTCAATTCTTTTAGGTTTATATTCTTTATATCGTCTATATAACTCATCTATCCCTCAAGCTACTAAAGAAAGTATTGCAACTGCTTCAAATGTTATACAGGAGACAGCAGCAGCAGCAGGTTCATTTATGGCTTCAGTAATTGTGAAACATGATATTACACCTGTAGTCGTAGCAGATAGTTTCGTTGAGTCTGCTGGATATTGTAAGATAGATAAAGCTAAGCCAGCCAAAGCCAATTTTAAACCTGCGGATAAAGAAGATGATGGCTCTCTAGATAGGATAGAACAGTTAGAGAGAAAACTGCTTAATAATATATGCTTTCTAGAAGCACGATGGAATGACGAGAAAGGAGATGCTAAGATGTTATATGGTAGATGTTTGGGTATAAGGGAAAGACAAGTTTTAATCCTTAAACATTATATTGAAGAGATGTTACATATTCCATCTGACGCTACTTTTATGATTAACTATATTATGAGTGGTAAGCCCTGTACAGGATTCCTTACGCGTAAATGCCTTGAGAGTGTTACATATTTTAGTATAAATGGAAAAATTAATGCTTCCAATTATGGTATACTAACTTTACCTAAATTTATGCCTATGTTTAAAGATATTCTTAATTCGATTGTTAGGAAGAACGATCACCATTACGTGGCATCGCAAGGTCATATCATGTCATCAGATATGGAAGGAAGAATTCTCAGACATCGCCATATGCAGTTGAGACCCAGAGCATTCTTAGTTATAGATGGTGATGATGAAGGTCACGTATCTACGATATGTAATGATGGAGCATATGAGTATTCTGTGCATGGTAAAGGAATGTGTGGAAGTTTGTTAATTAGTGATAAAGTATGTAGAGGTAACCCTGGTATAATTGGCTTACACGTAGCTGGTTCAAAAGGGAATGGGTATGCTGAGCCAATTTATAGAGAAATGTTTGAACATGAAGTATTAACACCTAAAATAAAGTATGTTTTACCAGTTTTAAAGTCAGCTGAATTTTCTTCTATAAATTTAGATTCCAATTTGTTAACTTTAGGAATTGTTGATTCCAAAATGAGTCATCATGAATCAGGCAAGACTAAAATAGTGCCTTCACTTCTCCATGGCAAAGTGTATGATGTCAAAACCGAACCTAATCCTCTAAAACCTAACGATCCACGACAACCTCCTGGTTCTCATCCTTTACGTGATGGCTGTAATAAACATGGGTATGGTTATAGTATTCCGTTTAGTGAAGAACTTTTGAGTAAAGTATCACATGATAATAGGATGGTTTTACGAAATTATGTAAAAAATCCTTTGGCGCAATTTAGGCAGTTAACTCTGGAGGAAGCAATATGTGGCAATCCTGCGATACCTCACTGTGAAAGTTTGAACTGGAAATCATCAGAAGGTTTTCCCTTATCTTCTTTTCGACCTCCTCAGTATAATAACAAGAAATATTTATTTGATTTGGAAGAAATGAATGATGGATATCAACTTAAAGGTTTAGCTCCCGAATTGCAAAAGATACTTCAATTACGACAGGCTATGCGTGAACAAGATATTTGTGTGCCACCTATCTATATTGACTGTTTAAAGGATTACCGTTTAACGCCTCAAAAATGTGCTATTCCTGGTAAAACTAGGATTTTTTCGATTGCTCCTGTACAAGTTACTATAGATTTAAGAAAGTATATGGGTTTGTTTCTCTCTGCTTATAGAGGTGCTGGTGTTGAAGCAGAACATGGTATTGGTATTAACGTTGATTCTATGGAATGGACTACATTAGCACGGTATCTTCTGGAAGTCGGTAATAATATAGTAACAGGCGATTACAGTAATTTTGGGCCAACTTTGAGTAGTCAAATAGTGTATTCGTGTATTGAAGATATTCTTGATTGGCATGAATTTAATCAAGCAGATAGTGAGACGATGCAGCATCTACGATTTATTCTTGAAAATGAAATTTTGAATCCAGTACATTTGTGTCAAGATTTGGTATATCAGACAGTTAATGGGATAGCTTCGGGTAGTCCTATAACAGCAGAATTGAATTCGGAAGTTAATAAGAAGTATGTTAAATTAGCTTTTCTATTATTGTGTAAAAAGAATAATTACAGTTATACACTTTCTGATTTTCATACAAAATGTCGGCTTGTTACATATGGTGATGATTTCATTATGTCTGTTCACGATGACTTCATTTCATGGTTTAATTGCACTACTATTTCGGAAGTATTAAAAGAACATGGGATTATTTTGACTGATGCAACAAAAAATAAGGAAATAACGCCATACCGATCATTAACACAATCAACATTTTTAAAAAGAACTTTCAGAAAACATCCATATCGTGCTGGTGTCTGGCTCGCACCAATAGAGGAGCAGTCTATCACAGAGTGCTTAAACTGGTGCCATAAACAGACTAATATGAAAGCAGCAACAGAAGAAGTTATCAGAGCTTCTTGTATTTTGGCATTTGGACATGGGCCAAAATATTATAAAAGACATGTCGANAAAATCCACCAAGCTGCTCGGCAAGAAGGGTTACTTGCAGAGTATTCTTCATGGGAAGAATTAGATGAGCAAAATTTCGGTTAAATATATACGTATAAATTAATCAGATAACTTACGAAGCAATTCTAGGTGTAGAGAGATCCCCTTGGCTAATAGACAGACCTACTAGAGAAGGGGCTATTAGCGGTCTTTGGATTGGGCAAGCTGCTCTACCGTTGTGGCTGTAAGTTTAGTTTAAAAGTTTTATATCTCGCCATAAGGTAAACCCGGCCTTATGTTTACTTTTACAAATTTATTTGTTTTGCGTTAAAAAAAAAAAAAAAAAAAAAAAAAAAAAAAAAAAAAAAAAAAAAAAAAAAAAAAAAAAAA